ATTGTACTCACAATTGATGTTGTTTTTCTCATATAATCCAGCGCCATCTTTGTTCTCATCATACCTTCTTGACGTAACTTCAATGCGGTATCACGAATCCAAAGTCCCATAGCAAATGACATAACCAAGTCATCATTGTATCCTGTTTGAGCTTCGGCTCTACCACCAGACCACACGAATACGAACATTTCTTCCGCTAAACGATTTGACTTGATAACGGGTGCACGTTCTCTGAAGTACATCTCATACTTTGATACCACGAGTGGTCTTGTCTTTGATGTCATTGAGAATCCCGGCACCATTTGTGATTTATCTTTGAGGTCATATCCCTTTGGTATATGAACCGATGGGTCTGTATAACCGTCTTCCTTGTACGTGTAGTAAAGGTTTGGATAACCACGGTCAATTATCTGTTGGATTACCGCCCACCCGATGTTTGCATTTTCAACTACAAGTAGGGCATCATTATATTCAGTTGCAAGTGATACAAGAAGATTTCCGTATGACTTTGTATCCAACTTACCACGATACTCTGCAACCTGTTCGATGTTTTCAATATCCATAATATGAAACGCAGAATAATCCTTACCATCACCACGAGCAACGTCAGCACATATCATGTAAGTCTTATTTGGGTCGGGGTCATCCCATATCCAAAGGGCACCTTCGGCACCTCGCTTCTCTCTTGGTTCACAAATATATGTCTTTTGATACCAGTCGATTGTGTTACCATCAACAACAGATTGACCCGATGAAAGGAAGTCACCATCACACTCTTGAGCAGCAAGTGCTGGTCCAAGAATGATGTCTTGTTGGTCTCTCCAAGATTGGTCACGTTCAGGGTGAACCGTCCAGTGAAGGAAGATTGGATTGAAAGCACTCTTTGATGTCTTTGCATTGACCCACTGTTTGTGATAAAAATTACCAACCCCGTTAGGAGTCGAGTTGATAATTGCAGAACCACCAGTGTTGATTGTAGACTGTGCAGAAGCCCAAATTTCCTCGATGTTATCGATGAACGCCGCCTCGTCAATGATGAGAAGTGAAAGAGCTTCTGAACGAGCAGCATCTGCTGCCGCTGAAACAGCTTTTATCTGCGAACCATTCTTGAAACGAAGTGAGAGTTTGTTATCTTCTACCACAGAGGTCTTCAACCACGATGGGAGATTATCATACATAACTCTAACCTTCGTTACGAGATTCTTCGCAGTTTCTTGTTTAGTTGCAATAACGAGAATGTTTTGGTCTGTTTGAAACAACATCAACCAAAGAGAATAACCGGCAATAAGAGTAGAAATACCCAACTGACGTGATTTCAAACAGATATTGTATCGGTTATCTTGAAAATCACGTAGAACATCTTCCTGAAAGTTCCATAGTTCAAATAGAATTTTACCACGGACAGGGTGTTGAATCTTGGCATACTTCTTCATAAAGTACACCGGATTAGCGGCACACTTTACATACTCTTCTTTGATTATGTCACGAATAGATTTGTTCTGTACACTCATCTAATCAACCCAACAAAAACAGCTACAACTGTTGCACCCCCACCGAACCATAACCATTTATTGTCATACCATTTCGGTTTCAACTCATCAATGACATCACGTAATTCTTTATTAGCACGTGTAAGGTCGCTTACCTCACCGTTTTTTGCAGTCAATTGTTCTTGAAAATTTATTACACGTGTCTGATAACTACCCAGCAATCTATCCTGTTGTATTCTAATTGATTCCGACCACTCGAGTGTGAGGTTCAAGTTTGTAATCTCAGTACGTTGAATACTGATAGTATCTCTAAGTAACTGAATACCGTTTGCAACACGGATAATGTCTTTATTTGGTAAACAGGTTATGGAGTCTTTCTTTTGCCCAAATGATGAAGTAATGGCAAGCAAAAACAAAATTGGTAATATCCATCTCATGTATCCTCCTATTTGATTGAGTCGAAAATCTGCAGTGCAGATTTGACATCTTTTGGTTTTACAGTTGGTGGTTCTGGTTTGACAGGTATTGGTGGATTTCGTTTGAGAGAGTCCAACTCTCTCCGCTGTTCTGTAATCACACTATCCATACCACGACCAATCATAACCAAACTATCGTACTTTGCACGATACTTGAGCACTTCGTTCTGAAGTGAATCGGCAACACGTAGTCTATCTTGAAGGTCACGTGAACTTGTAAACGAATCGTAAATTGCAAAGAGAACACCACCAACAATAAGTGTTGTTATCAAAACCTTGAAGATTGTCCAATCTTTCATACTACTTCTTTGGGTTAGTTGAAACCATTTTTGCCTTTCCACGACCGGTTGAACCGTACTTACGTTTACGTGTTACAGCACTTTTCTTTTGTTTGGATGACATACGAGCGGCTCTTGCGGCTGGTACACATTTTGGATAAGCACGTTTTCCACCTTTTCTTGCCTTTGTGCCCGCTGAACCACCACACGCCGGATGACCACCCGACTTTGTTTTACGAGATATGTCCACCCATTTTTCCTTGAACCATTTACGAAGACCACCTGAAGGTTTCTTTCCTTCTGTAAGAATGTGATTTTTGTATTCTTTGATTACAAGTCTGGCGATATGTTTTTGACATTCTGTCATATAGATAAGTATGCTCAAGGCAACAAACTAAACCAAGGTATTGGTGGTGATGGTATTGGAAACGGAACCGTAGGTAGCATACCCGTGAAAATTCCGAAGATTGTTAGGTGATGTAGATTCATTGCGGTTGATAACTTCAGTATTGCCTGTGATGGAGATTGAGGTGCCTTGAAACAATCCTTCAGTGCAGAATTGAGTGGAACGGGTAATCCGGGAAACAAAACAAGTGGCCCTCCCGTTGGTGCAATACACGGTGGCATTGGAGGCATCGGTGAAAACTTTGCAGTCAACCAATACAAACAAAATCCTGTTGCCATCGTTATGTAGGCAATCGCAGTAACATCTAATAAGTCAACAATACCTTGGAGCTTCTTGATACTCTTTATCAATTCATCGGGCAATGTTGAAACAAGTCCAACCAAGTTATTCAACTCCAAGAATATCGAACCAACGAGTCCTGATAAAATACCTCCAAGAAATGCAAGTGGTGCAGGGAGTGATGGAATCAAACTCTGTACTTGTTTTCTGACGAATTTTTCAGTGTCTTCGAGACCAACATTTGAGCCAGACTTTATCACTTGAGCTGCGCCAAGAATACTTGCGATAATAGAACTAACTGTGGCTTGAATCTTTCCACCGTAGAAGTTGATGTCCAATCCTAACTTGACAAACGTCTTTACAAATGACTTATCTGCACTTATCATGGGTGCACCATACATTGTCTTTGTCTGACCTATGTTTGCCAAATGGTAGGCATTAGTGATGGCGTTTGCAGCGTCCTCACTATCCTTTGGTAAATTTCCCTCAAAGTACGGGATTAGTAAAGAATTGAATGTACCGAAGTTCATAGTTATGTCTTATCTATTGCACCCTTACCACTCGAAGGCCATCCGAATCTACAAGACCAATACCTCGGTGTTGTTCTATCGTTTGCCGTATGACATTTGTGTCTTGCACGAAATGACTTACGTCTTGCGGCATTAGACTTCTTTATCTTCATCGTCTTCTTACCACCCTCACCCTTGTGTCCAAAGTTTACCTTTACGACGTTTCCGTTTGGATTCTTGACGTATACTGCAAACTTCTTTGGGCCACCCGGTGTTCTGAATGGTTTACCTAACGATACTTTACGACCACGATACTCCGCCTCACCGAGTAACTCATTGTTTGCCTCTTGAAGACTGAAGTGTAGTTCTGTAATCTTACCACACTCATTTGTCTTGTATCCTTCTAACATATAGGTTGGATTTTCAAGTACCACAGACTCGTTACGATAACCACCACCGGCGGCTTTGTAGGCTTTTACGAGGGCGGCCGAACCATAAGCGCTCGGCCACACCTTGTACTTTTTCTTTATACGTGATTTGATTCTACTGTAAAGTGCCTTATTTGTTGGTACTGCACTTTCAATGACAATAGATTTCATTGTGTCTCCTTATAGCTCTGATTGTTTTGTTCCTTTACGTGAAAACTTTTCTGCTGTTGCTACACCAAGTCCAACAACAACAATGTAAAGTAATCCTTCAAAAACAAATTCCGCCGGTTGAATACCTCCAAACAAATTTACACCCCATGTTATCAATACCGCGATAACACAAAGAAGTGTGGTAATACGTTTCGATGATACAGAACCATCTACGTCTGAAATCATTGAAAGTAACGCCTTTTTGAATTTGTCAAGCACCGTAGTTCTCCAATTTCTGAATAAAATCTTCACGAAACTTTTGAAACTCGTTCTCTATCTTTTCGAGGAGTTCCTCTTTACTTTTACCGGTGTCCCATTTTTCAACGTCACCGAATTCGTTTACAAACTCTGCCTTAGATAGAACTTCAGCAATCATGTCTTTATCTTTTTGTGCCTCAGCTAACCAAGCCAGCCCATTTTGTTTCATCTTTTCACGTTCGTATTCATGCCACTTACCTGTTATTCTCAACTTGTGTTCCAACGAAACAACACAGTCTAAGCACATACCATGAATACCCTTCATCTTTTCATCTACCTTCTTTGGTAAAGTACAGGTACACGTTTCTTTAGGACAGTTCGGAAAGGTATGTAGGTATTGGTGTAGGTCTTGTTGCCACTCCTTACCTAACTTCATTTTATATCCTTCTTTCTGTTCCCACTCATTTCCGTCTTCATCAAACCACCTATCACCAACCTTACGTGAAACGTGTTCTTCAGGTTCACCAGTGTATCCTGTTTGTACGGAAGTTTGAGAAACGTGCTCTCCTTTTAGAAGTTTCTTGACATCGTTTATGTTGTCAACCTTTAGCATACATCACCATTCAATAAATGAAACACTTTACTATAACTATGACTTTTTACTCAAATAACTCATAAGTTGATTGATTGGTGCAAAAGTACCCGTCAATTTGTACGTCTTACCGTTGTACGTGAATACAACACCCTCGAGTGGAACGATTGCATCAACACCACCGGCACCATCAAGTCGTTTTAGTTGTTTCTTCAAAACGTCGAGGTCACGAATATCAGTTGATTGCTTGAGCTTCTGTATCGCGGTTTGTAGACTTGACTTTATACGGTTAGTTGTCTCTGTTGGATTTAGTGCCATGAAGTTCTT